TTGACGTAAAGAAAATACATAAGGAGGTCCTACAAATTGTAAAGCAAATGCAGCGGTATCGGTTAATACCAATAAATAATCTTTTGCATTAATTGCTCCTACAATTTTGCTGCCTGCATCTAATTGAAAGGTTCCTGCTGTATTGGTAGCTGTGGGTGCATATACTTCTGGATCTTCCTGATTAGAAAAACGAATAAACATTCTATTATAAGTAGATGTGGTTCCAATCGTAGTTTCGGTTCCCATATGAAATAAATGTCTATCTCTATCCGATACAATCGTCATATAAGATGTAGTTGGAGCTCCTGTTAAAACCGTTGCTCTTGTTTGCAATGCTGTTCCTGATACTGCAATCGGATCCCATTCAAATGTTTTCCCTGCTTGAATGGTTGCAATTAATTTTTGTCCATAATTATCTAGCGACCAGCTTCCCGCTTCGAGCGACACGGAACTTGCTGAACGTCCTGTACCCCAGGTACTAAATCCCCAAGTTAATACACCCCATCCATATCCATAGGTTTCAATCGCTGGACCAATTACTACATAGGGAAGTAGATCTAATGTACCATCATTGGTTGCGCCTGTTCCTGTTTCTACAGTTGGCATCGTAATGGTAAAAGTAGTAGTGCTGGGAACTGTTTTAATTTCAAATACCACATCATCAAAATCAGAAGAACCATAGTCTGTATCAGGAGACGTAAAAGATCCTGCATTCTCAAATGTAATTAAATCTCCTATCGCTAAATCATGAGGCGCTGGAGATGTAATGGTAACCGTTGCGGAACCATTAGTAGTAGTTATATTACAACTTGTTTGAGATTTGGTTGTATCAATAGGAGTGATATCATAAAAATCACCCTCATAATAAATAACTAATAACTTATTGGTTCCAATAGCTGCATATCTTCTTCCTTCTAAATCCGTCCAGGTGTGTTGAGCTCTTGCTGCTCCTACTAATGTAGCATTCACTAAAGATTGCCAACCACCTATTTTTTCCGGTAGTCCATAACGAAAACGTACATTATCTCCATCAATCCACTGTCCTTCAGCTCCTGATGCGGTAAATTGTTTATTAAATCCTGGTTTTATATTGAGTAAACGCAATGCCATAGAATGGCAGTATATTACATATTGATGCCAGATGGAAGTCCTAACATTGCCCGTTTATCAAACTTATTTTGTTCAGCAAACTGACCATTTCTATGATTATAATGCAAGAATACTTGACCACAAAGATTGCCTTGAAACTCTTCTCTCCAGTGCTCTAATTCACATCCAGAGTATACTAGCATGTCTCCAGGTGCTAAATCTACTTTGACACCTGCTGGTGCATTTGGTTTCATAATATTTTTATATTCATCAATCACATTATTAGATCCTGTTGGGTCAATAAAGATAGGCCACGGATCTCCCCCTAAATTAAGTGTAGTAGATATTTCACAACTAGGTCTATCTTTATGTCTTTTTAAAATAGATCCTTTCTCATACACGCGCGCGTAGGAATAAGTGGGAACTAAATCTAATTTTGTTTGTTCCATCATAATGGGTAATACTTTGACTAATAAAGTTTCCATAACAAAATCTGCATAATGAGAATATACATTAGGAACTTGTTGATCTTTCCACGTTCCAAGAATAGGAGTCTCTGCTACAATATTTCTATCATACATAAATTGAACGGCATCTCTTTTCAGTAGAAAATAGTTAAAACAAAAATTAGCTAACTCATAAGGAATAGCTTGTTTGATCACTTGGTACTTGTTGTTTTGAAAGGTCATGGTTGCATACCTGCTTGTAAAAAATTAAAAGATACGGATATCCTTATATCATTCGATTGATTAGGATCCACACAATGATTGAGCCAAGAAGGAAACATAATTAGTCTTCCTGCTATGGGTTCAAAATGAACTTCTCTCCATAAATAAGAAGGAAGTTCTCCTGGTTTTCTTCTAGGATGTGTCATGGCTGCTACCGATTTAGGATCTTCGCATTTTAAATGACCACAATCTTTAGGAGTCTTTACATAATATACACCAGACCATAATGAGTTGGCGTGCATATGCGGTCTATTATATCCACCAGGAGGATTAATGTTAGCCCACATATTTCCTAAAAAAGGTTCATTATCTAAACATTCTTCTTTGTAAATATGAAATTGTGCTTGAAATAATAGTTCTACTAAATCTTTATATTCAGGTTTTGTATGCATATCGGTTGTAGAATGCCAACCATTCATATTGGTTTTATTTAATCCTTTATCTTGTTTAGACCAATCAATAATATTGTTTTCTAGTTTTTGATTTAGTTCAGGTGTACCCACATCGGCTACATAAATAGGTGTGGCAAAAAATAATTCTCTGTTCATTATTTAAATGGTGTTCCTCCAAACCACATCACTAAGGATCTTCTTGTACCTTTGGTTACAGGGACAACTCTATGTCTAATAAAGGATGCAAAAAAGATTGCGTGTCCTTGTTTAGGTCTTGCAAATTTTCCTTCCGACATTAATTCTAAGCCACCACCTTCAAATTCATTTTCATTAGATAATAAACAAGTCATAGATATTTTTCGTACAGGCGGTTCATTAGCACAGTTTACATCTGAATCTATATGCCAATCATAAAATCCACCATTAGAGTATTCGGTAAATTGTGCAGGTTCTGTAATTTGCATACCTTCAAAACCAAAATGATTACCATTCGTTTGTTTCATTACACGTTCTAAAGTTTTATACATTTCAGGCAATACTTGAAAAGGAATCCAAGATATGTGGGATAGTCTTGTTTTCGTATCAACTTGTCCACCTTTACCTCCTCCAACTTGACCATCTTCTCTAGGTTGTTTTTGTCCAGCATCTATAATCATTTGACATTGTTCTGGTGTAAATAAGGGTGTAGTAGTCTCTACAATTAAAGACTTCCAACGTGGTTCGGTTATAATCATTCTGCTCCTCTATTCTCTATCGGGTTATATAATACATCGCAGTTTGCTGCAAGCGTTCGTCTAGTTTCATGGGTACCATTAAACGGATATACACAATGTCTCATATCATAAGGAAAAACATAAAAATCTCTTAACTGCATTGGTGGCTGATAATCTATTTTAGCAAATTGACCCGATGCGGATCCTAGTATTTGTAATTTACCATTTTGTGGAGCTTGCTCTGCTGAATATTCTACTCCATAGGTATTGGGTAATTTTAAAATCATTACCGAAGATACACCTGTAAATAAATTGCCTTGATGCACGTGCACAGGATTATATTCCCCTGCTTTCATTTCATTAACCCAAATAGAGTTTAAATGTTTTTGATAATTTCTAATATGATTCCATTGTAAATAATGATCATACACAGACATAAACCATTGCAATACATTATTCGGTAAATGATTATGAGATTTCATTTTAGATTGATCCTCTCCATCATAAAATAAAGAATGCTCATTCATAATCTTTCCTACAAGTTGTTTATTAGCAGGATAGAGTTGATTAAATCTTTGTTCGTATATTTGATTAATGGTAGTAAAAATATCTAAGGGTACTTCGTATCGTAATACCGATTGTCCTAAAAAAACAAAACTAAATTTCATAATACAATGTGACCATAGTCTCTAATAATACTTTCTGGTATCATAGCTTTATATGGGTTATCTTCTTTTTTTATTTCTGTACGTATAGTATGCATCTTGTTTCCAACGATGGTATCATCATAAGTCATACCATTGACTGTAAATTGAGTCAAGTTTTGCAAGTTATGATTAAATCTAGGTATCTCTAAAAAATCATAAATCTTATCAATTTGATTTTTTGTATCATTGACTAATTCATTATATTTTAAAAAATGACACATATGTTTGTTTTCAGGTTTCAGTGCATTTTGTACAGCAATTAAATCTTTTGCAATCGCTCCATCTTTATTCATTAACATTCGTAATTTTTGTTCAATGGTTGTATGTCCATATTGATTAGGAAAAGCACTTGGTTCGTTTTCAAACCATTTAATATAAGATGCTAATACATCCATTAAATCTCTCCAAATAACAATACATTTAATAGGTTGTTTAAGATGTTTTTGGATCAACATTAGATTACCTGGTGTCATTACAGGTCCACGGTCAATGATATATTTGTAATTCCAATCTTTATAATAAGACTCATACACACTATCCATTACATTATCTAAGGACTTCTCATCAGGATAATTTTTAAATACATCCGTTTGTTTTAACAGAAATAAGTCTTTCATTATTTCTAAAGTAATAGAATTAGCAGTACAGCCAATATCAGGATTTTGATTCATAATAGAACCAAATAAGGTATTGCCTGATCTGGGTAACGCTAATAAAAAGAATATCTTTTTAGATTGTGACATTTATATATTTCTTAATTTCTTCTTTCAAAGTTATAACATCATCATTCGGTAAAACAAGAATAGGAAATTCTTCATAACCTAATTCTAAACCAGCAAGATAGCGATTATTACCTACACAAATTTTATATCTATCTCCTTCTTGAACACATAACAAAGGATTAATAATCTTACCCTCTCTAATAATTGCTTCTTTTACTTTCTTATAAAAATCACTACTTCGTTGATTCTTCGGGTCCTTTTCCAAAGATCGGTTTCTCAAGAAGAGCTTCTTTTTGTTTACTACCATCTAATAAACCCAGTTCTTTTTTGGTTCGTTCTATAGTTTGTAATTGACCAAGAACATTAAATACTTCTGGTTGCGAAGATCCAGATGTCAATGTGTGCGCTTTATTTTTCATAATCTGATGATACGATTCTAATTGATGCGTATTTACATTTTTCGTATCAAAGGTTCCATCATCAAATTCTTTCTTTAAATTAGACCACATCTTAATTTCACGCATTCTATCTTTTGCAACTAATTCCATATTCGCTTTAGCATAAATTTTTTCATCTAAATCTATTTCTAATATTTCTCTTTTATATTCATCCGTTTCTGTTTCTAATTTCTTTTTAATCCATTTAATTTTGGCATCATTTCTTCTAGCATCAAAAGATAAAGACATTAAATTTTCTAAAAATACGTTTTGTTCTCTGACACACTGCCAATATTTCGATGCTTTGTTTGGATATTTAGCATCTTGTAATACCGATATTCTAGCTTCGGTTTCTGTTCTGAAGACTTGTTTTTTCGTCCACGTATCTCTTAATTCATCAATAATAAGTGCAAAAGAATTAACATCTTCTTTATCTAAAATGTTATTTAGATTCGGTGTTTCTTTTTCAATAAGTGTTTGTATATTTCTTTTTTCTGTCATAATTTCCTTCTTGTTATAGAAGGTTATATATACTTTATTATGAAGTAGTCAAGGTTGAAGCTGTAGCTACTGGACTTGTTCCTGGTGTATATTCTTCTGTTGCAGCTGAAGCAACAGTAGTGCTACCACCAAATGCTAAACCCGCAGGTTGAGTTCCACATCCTGCTAAATATTGTCTTCCTGTAATCATACCTGCTGTATTGCTCCAAACAGAACCATCATATGCTTCTGTGCTTCCCGTAATTGCTCCAGGACTAGGAAATCTTCCACCAAAAGATAAAGCTGCTGTTTGTGTGCCTGCTCCTGCGTGTGCAACTATAGAATTAATTAAATTTGATTCTACTGTCCAAGATGTGCCGTTATAAGATTCTGTTGCACTAGAATGTCCTCCAAATGCTAAAGCAGCTGTTTGTAATCCACAACCTGCTAATATAGCTCTTCCACTATTTAAATTACCACCACCTGTCCAAGTAGATCCATCAAATTCATTTGTTTGTGCGGCAGGACCTGTTTGTCCTCCAAATCCTAAAGCTGCTGTTTGAGTACCTGCTGACGCAAGTTGTCTTACTGTAAATGGATAAACGGTACTATTTGTCCAAGCAGAACCATTATATTTTTCTGTGTTATTAATGTCAGCACTACCATTATATCCTCCAAAAATTAAGCCCGCTGTTTGAGTTCCAGTACCTGTAGCAACACGTCTTGCTACATTTGTATTTCCTCCCCCTGTCCAACTTGATCCATCATATTCCTCAGTACCATTAAAAGTTCCAGGACCATTATCTCCTAATGTAGCTAATCCTGCAGTTTGAGTTCCCATCCCTGAAAGACCATTTCTAGCTGTCGCTAAATTTCCACCACTTGCCCAAACAGCTTTAGTAAAAGTACTAATGCTAGAGTTGTATTCTTCAGTTGCGCCTGTTAATTGTCCACCAAAAGCTAAAGCTTGTGTTGCTGTTCCTGCTCCTGATAAAGTTCTTCTTGGAGTTCCTAAACTAGCACTACTTAATATCCAATTAGTTCCATCATATTCTTGTGTTTGTCCAGTTGCTGCTGTTGTGTATCCACCAAATACTAATCCGTGTGAAACAGTTCCTGCACCTGCTAATTGTTGTGTTGCTGATACATTATTATTTACTGCTGTCCAAGACGTTCCATCATATTCTTCTGTTAATAATCCTAAAGTTGCAACTGGAGGAGATCCTCCTGTAGCTAAAGTTGCTGTTTGAGTTCCAAATCCTGTGAATTGTCTTCTTGCAGTATTTAAATTTCCTCCACCTGTCCAAGCGGTGCCATTATATTCTTCGGTTGCATTAGTACTTGGAACTGGAACAGAAGGTTGTCCACCAAACACTAAACCCGTTGTTAGTAAACCAGAACCAGCTGAATTAAATCTTGTTGTCCCTAAAGCGCCTCCACCTGTCCAAGTGGAACCGTTATATTCTTCTGTTGCTCCTGTATATGTAAAAGGAGGTGAAACTGATGTCCAACCACCAGCAACTGCTGCAGCTGTTTGTATTCCAAATCCTGCTGCATATCCTCTAACGGATGGTAAGTTAGCTCCCGCAGACCAAGTGTAACCATTATATTCTTCTGTATTGTTATCAAATCCTGGAGAAGAATATCCTCCTGCACCTAGTGCTGCACTTTGTGGAGCAGAACCAGCTGGACCCATTCCATATCTTGCAGTCCCCATTGTTCCACCAGCGCTCCACGCTTTAATCTGAACTAATGCTTTTAATGTACCTTCAGTAGAGTTATACCACACCTGTCCTTCGGTTGACGTATTTAACGTTGGATCCGATGCTAGGTATTTGACTCTGTAACCTCTGATATCACTGTAGTTCGCCATTGGGTAAATTCCTTATGGTAATGTGATTGCAGTAGGTCTTTGATTAATTCCGTTATTTTTTTGTTCTTCTGGTAACGCGTCCCAAGCGGCTTGTGCTGCTGCAACTTCAGCGTCGACAATTGCTTGTGCTTCCGCTTTTGTTTTTTCCACACCGTTCTTCTCTGCTAACCAAAGTGCGCCTTTTTCATTGTTGCCAATGACCCAAACGT